CGGCACCTACAGCACTTCCGCCACCACCACCACCGGTAAAAATATAATGACCATCAGTGTTATTAGCATTACCACCATTACCACCTGCATAGCCTTGTCCGCTAGTAGCAGATCCTCCGGCATCAACTGCATTAGCAACAGCATTATTACCACCGCCGCCACCACCTGATCCACCAGTGGAACCAGCGTAATTTAAACTACCACCAACACCACCACCAACAGCTACTACAGATGTAAATCCACTTCCTGTGATCTTTGAATTACCACCATTAGTACCACCTGGTGTGGTTGTACCGCCAGTACCTGCGGCACCTACTGTAACAGTATATGCAGTTCCTATGTTAAAAGTAACGCTATTGGCAAGTACACCACCAGCGCCACCACCGCCACCAAAGTCATGTCCGCCACCGCCACCTCCGGCAACAGCTAGATAACTAATGGTATAACCAGTGGCTGGCACATATGAATCATACCATTGTTGACGATTTACTCCAAACATTATGCATATCCTTTTACCAAACTACCATAATAATTGGTACCATCATAAAAATAGTTAATAATATCAATTGCATTGGCTGCAGTACTTAATGTGCTTGATGCTCCGGCATATTTAATACCAGTGCTGGTTAATACTCTACTACCAGTTGAATCTTGAGTAATAATTAGTGTTACTGATCCACCCACTGACAAATTAGTAAAACTGCTGTTACTGATACTTGCAGCACCATTTAATGTAACAGTTTGCACAGTACCATTATTAACATTAATAGATAATGAACCACTGGTTGTACCTAAACTATAAACAGTTTCTTTGTAAGGACCTAAATTGGTACTGCCTGTGACACTGATATTACCGGCTGTGTTAAATGATCCTGCATAAACAGCACCTTGTATACCAGCACCACCTGTAACTTGCAATGCACCAGTTGTTGTGCTGGTTGAAGCAGCAGTACTGGTAATACCAAATTTGGCTGCAAAAGTATTAATACCACTTGTGGTAGTTGAATTAATTAATCCAGTTGCGTAGATGGCACTATTGGCTGCAATCAGCAGAGTTTGTGTTCCACCAACACCGCCATTGTAAAATGTCAAATTATCACTGGTTCCAACACTGATACGACCATTGGTACTTACATAGTCAACAACAATACCATCACTAAATCCACCATTAAATGTGCTTACTGAATATAAACCATTGTTGGCTTGTACTTGTCCACCTGTGGCTGTTATATTACTGACAGCTACAATTGTTCCCGAACTTTGTAAGTTACCTACATTGGCTGTGCCTTTAATATAAGCATCTAAACCAATGCCTAATCCTCCAAATGGCGCTTGTATTGCACCTGATGGTGTTCCTGCACCAAATGTAGTATTATTTGCACTACTGGTACTAATAGTTCCATTAGAAGTTAACGATGTGGCACTAACTGGAATGTTATATCCGGCCAATAATGCAGTTACTTGTGTATTACCATATGTACTACCTGAACTGTATGCTGTACCATTAGACCAAAATACTCCACTTGTGGTAATTAAATTGCCCACTGTGGCTGTGTTGGCAACTGTTAGATATCCACCTACAACGGTTGATCCTGAACCTTCATCATTTCTAATGTAAACATTGCCTTCATAAACACTAAAATCATTTTGCCAAATAGTAACATTTCCGCTACCGATTCCAAGTGTTGCTACGCTTGGAGCTACATTGACTGCAAATGAATTTGTGCCGGCAATTAATTCAACATAACTAGAACTGCTATTTCCTATACTGCCACTATAAGTTGGCAAATAGGCCGCAACTTGTGTGTTGCCATAAGTTCCAGGCACAGTGGATGCATAGTTTGTGCCATTGGCCCAGAATAGACCTTTGGTTGTTTGAATATTACCAGCAGTTACTCCTGCAATAGTTGTAACAGCTCCAGTTGTGGTAATGACCACTGCACTATTGCTAGCCAAATAACTGGCAACTTGTGTGTTGCCATAAGTGCCAGGTATTGTTGATGCATAATTTGTACCATTGCTCCAGAACAAACCATTTGTAGTTGTAATATTACCAGCAGTTAAGGCTGCGGTAGTTGTAACAGCTCCAGTTGTGGTAATGACCACTGCACTATTGCTGGCTAGATAACTGGCAACTTGTGTATTGCCATAAGTTCCTGGTACTGTGGAAGCATAGTTAACGCCATTGCTCCAGAACAAACCCGAAGTGGTAATTAAATTACCAACTGTTTCTGTTCCTGATGTTGTAATGTTGCCAGCAGTGATATTGGCACTAACTATCAAATTACCAAAAGTTTGATTATTAACTGGATTGACAATACTGGTCAAAAAACGACCTTGTGCTATGTTGGCACTGACAATACCAACTCGGGTCACATAACCTGTTGCGGGTGCATAATTTTGCAATACACCTGGAGTAGATGAACTTAGATATAGATTATCACCAGCCTTGTATGAAACCAATAATATATTGGCCACTGTACCTTCACTTACAACAGAACCAATGGAATTTGCAGGAATATTTTGATTGGCAATACCTGCAACTTGTGCACTGGTCAATGTATTGGCCTGCGCCAATGCAATATTGGGAATAGATCCATTTACACCTGTTATGTAAACAGGTGCACCTTGAACAATTGTAGAACCAGTGTTGTTGTAGGCATTGAATTGTGTTTCTTGTCCTACATTAACTTCATTGTTGGTTACACTATTATAATAACTGACACTATCTTGAACATTGTCATACCATAACAATCCTTTGCCATATGTGGGAGTATTATTGGTGGCCAANGTAATGAATTGGCTAATGTNNACATTAGCAGCTTCGATATTGCCATTGTAAACTGGCAGATAACTGGCCACATTGGCATTGGCATAATTGCTGGTACCATAATTTAAATTGGCCCAGGTATAAAAACTGCCAACATTGGCTTCAAAAACAGCTAGATTATTATTTGTGGTATTGATCTGCGTTGACTGTATTGTATTGGCTGCAATGGTGGCTGCATTGGCACCGGCCACATCTGCATACAACGCAATGATATCACTGCTGTTGGACAGTGAACCGGTATAGGTTGGCAAATAGGCTGCAACATTGCTGTTGCCATATGTACTGCCAGCAGCATTGATTGTGACAACACCTGTACCACCAGTGGGGCTAATTGTAACATTGGTACCAGCAACAATTTGTGTTACGCCACTGCCACCTCCGCCGCCGCCAATGGCAAAGCCTTGGACCTGTGAATTAGAACTTGTTAAACTAAAGTTTACATTTCCGTTGTTGGCCAACAATGTCAATAATTGTTGTGCTGAATTTAAAACAGGAGTACTAGAAGTTATTCCATATAAACCTGTTGTGTTACTAACTGATACATTAGCCATAGCTATTATTCCTTAATTATCTTGCTGAAAAGCGTTGATCTCTGCGTGGTTGAAACACGCTGGTTAGTCTATTGTGACCACCAGACCATTTACCTTTATTATTTTGATCTTCAACTGTATCCAAGGCAAGATTAAATTTAGCTAACCATTTATCAGCATCTTCTGCCATCTTGCGTTTATAATAATAATTGTGTAAGGTACCATAGATGTAACCTTCTGGAAAACTGCTTAACACCACATTGTTTAATACTTCAGTAACACCATCAGTTTCTAAACTAAACAACAAAGGCCATGTGGTAAAATAATACATGTTGATCTGTGCGCCTTCGCCTAGCTGTGGTAGGAATTCATAGTTTTGGCCAACTTCACTAAACTTGCCACGATATACCTGTGGAATGTTAACCGGAGTTAGATATAGATTTTGTACTAGAGTTTCTGTGATAATGTCACGATCACCAATGCGATCATAAACGATCCAGGGCCCTGCACCTTGACTAGATGATTGTGGATTTGGTCCTTGATTAAAAAATAGAATTGGTCTATTCATATCTGCTGGAATAGGAACTTGTCCCCATTGTCCAGCAGTACCAAATGTGGTCCAGGGATTTGTACGCAATGCTGGTAACTCAATGTTACGCATCATCATTTCAGCTAGGTAGATACATTGCTTGATTTCATCATTGTTGCTGCTACCTGTAAATGCTTCTATATAGGTTACCAACGCATTTGCGTCTGGAATCATTGTTGACATAATTTATCCTTATTGTTTTGGAACAAAAGTTGCTCCCTTAAAAAATGCTGTAGTTCCAACTCGAGTTGGATATGGAACTTTAATTGGGATTGGCAACTTTCCGCCTGGGTAGCAAACGAAGTCATTGTATTCTCGTTCAACTACTTGATAAAATTGGGCTTTCCAAGTTTTATCCAATTTAATTGTATGCCAACTCATACCACCAAAGTAGTTATTGCTGATTTCAATAGCAATAACATCTGGAATTTCCATCCATTTATAGCCTAACTTACCATCTGGCATGATAGGAGCTAATGGATCCATGTATCCTGCTTCAGCACGACGGCGATATTCCTGGCATTGCTCACGAATGTATTCAACATTCATTTGCTCACGCTTAACATAGAACTTTCCGCCTTCGCGTCCAGTGGTAATTTTAATATTTTTACTCTTATTCCAGTCTTCACGGGTCCAATCACCCTTTAAACTGTTGTAAAGTTTATCGTTTTTAAGTAAACGATCAGCAATTCCATTGTCACTGGTGACTAATCCACCCTTGTCCTGGCGAAAAGCATCAGGATTGTGTTCGGGATCGGAATCATCAATGTAACTTTTATCGTTGTAATTTTCAAATTCATTATTCATGTATGTATTTAGCAGTTGTAAGAAAGGCCCCCTAGGGCCTTGCTCATTTAATCTATTTTACTTTTTCTATTCTCTGGATAATTGTCAGCATATGCGGCTACTCGAGGATCAGTATCTCGTGTAAGACCTTTGTTCCAAGCCTGACGATGTGCGGCTCGTCTTGCTTCACTCCAGGGACAACCTCGATTGGCTAAACTTTTTTTAAGTTTTGTTTCTTCACTTTGTTGCATACCAATATGTGCTTGTCTTAATTTTTCTTTGTGCTCTTCTGACAATGATTGACCTTTATTCCATCCCACTTTGCCTAGTTTAGCATCAGTTGCATTTTTTGTAGCAAGTATGATGTCTACATTATCTGGACTATATGGGCCAATGTCACCTTTTCTTCCCATACAATATTGATTTCGTTTATTACCTCTTTGTTCCCATTTGCCTGACTCTTGCCATTGTTTCCACCAAGTTTCAAAAGTATATAACCATTCAATATTTCTTTGTTTGGCTGCATATTGTTGTTGTGTGTATTTTTTCTTTGCCGTCGATAATTTTTTAAAAATTTCTAACTCGTCCATTTGTGTCTCCAATAAAAAAGGAGCACTATTTCTAGCACTCCTTTTTATTTATGATGCGTAAGTTGATACGCTACATATTTTTGCTACTTAAAAAGAGTTGTTGTCCCAAGCGTTAAGACGCACAACATTACTTGGAGTACGAGTACCACCAATAATAGTTGATGCACCGCCATTGCCTGAACCAAACGATACAGATTGACCTGTACTGCTGATATCGTGCAATGCAGCAACGCCTGCTGGGTTACGAACAATTAGCGTACCTTCTAAGATGAACTGGTCTAATGATGCATCAGCATTTGAGAACACTTCATTGTTAGGTCCTAGGTCACGCAATGAACCCCATTGTAGCACTTCTTCGTTCAAGAAGTAAATTTGGTTACCTGAACCAACTTGATCCATGATCCAAGAATCAAAGATTTCGTAAGTGTAGTTAAAGTCACCTTCGTAAGTAGCGATTGTGTCACCACGCTCTGAGTTTACACGGTTGATTGAACGGCTTGTAGGCATTGTATCAGACAAGTGTGTACGCAAGCTAGTTGGGCAAACAATTGTACGGATCTTTGCGTTGAAACGCTGTTCAGCAGTTGTAACCAATTGCTTGTACAAGCTAGGTGCAAATTGTTGCAATGTACCTGTATAAGAATAGAAACTTGAACCCATACCTTCACCAGTGTTGGTCAATGTGCTAGACACTAATGAACCACCAACGATCCACACATTGGCTGTACCTTGTGTAGTAGAATCGCTAGATTCACTGTTGAAAACTGTGTAGTATGTTGAACCTGAAGCTGGGTTGAAACTGTGTGTTCCAGCGAAAGCATTCAATGAACCCATACGACGACCAGTTGCACTAGTAGTAGTCTGAACACCGTAACCAGCTGCTGTAACATTGGCGTTAGTGTTGTTAGGATTTGCATCTCCTGTAGGATATGTGAATACTGTTGCAGGAATACCTACACCAGCAGCCAAACCTGATTGACCAGAATACTTAGTACCAATTTGGTCTGCACGAACGATCTGTGCTTCCACATCAAACATCAATTCGATCAATTGCTTGACTTCTTGATATGCTTGGGGATCGCCACCTGATTGCTCAACTGCACGAGCTGTACCAGTAGCACCAACAACTGTACTGAAAATTTGTGTATAGTTGCCTAAGTTAGCACGGCTTTGTTGTTCAACTAAAGTAGAACTTACAGCTGCACCTTCCACTTGTGCTTGAGTTTGTGGTAAACGGTATACATCGTTTGTCCACAAAGGTAGAGTAGAAACTACTTTACGCTTTTTAGCCATACACATGTTCAACACGGGAGTGTCATCTTTAACGCGATTGCTAACATCTAAATCTAAGTCTTTAACAACGATATCGGTTTGGTATAGTCCTGTGCCGTTACCTATTGCTGTGGTTGAATTATAACCTGTTGTCATTTTATTTTTCCTTTATAAGTTATGACTTTTATCTTCCACCTCTCATAGCTCTCAATGCATTCATCTTAGCTACTAATAGGTTGTCCTGGGCTTTTACATCGCCCGCTCTGGCTTTGTTTTGAAGATCGGTAAGTTCATTACCAGCACGACTTTGAATGGTAGTTCCTGTTCGACGAGTGGTCAAAGCTGCAATGCTGCTGCCAGCACTCTTGGCTTTGGGGCGATCTCTATACTTTAATCCATCGCGCAACAAACTTAAAATATGTTCATCGGCTGTGACCAAATCTAGATTATCAACTCCAGGAACTAATTGTCCTCGAGCTCCATCCCATCCCTTGGCTACTTTGTCCCGGACTTCTTCATAAATTGCACTATTACGCAATTCCCGATCTTTGAAGTTCTTGCGATTAGTTTCAAGAACTTCTCCAACTTGCTGGCGGCGTAGATCATAGAATTGATCTACATTAGGCTTCAACTGATTGATAACTGCAGCCTGTTGCTGAATGTATCTTTCATTTTGTTGAATACTAGCCTGAAGACGAGCCCGTTGTGCAGGATCTCTTGTGGCAGCCAACTGTTGTTGAAAGGTAGTTTGGTAACCTTGTACTTTTACGATTTCATCGTAGGCCTTTTGTAACTGAGGTCTTACAGTAAATTCCATTGCTAATAACAGTCCATCTGTTTCGGCTCGTTTCTTTTCTAGATACTCGTCGAATTCAGCTCGTTCTATTTTTAGCTGTCTTGCATCTTCACTAATTGCTGCCCCTTGACCTAATATGGCTGCGGCTTTCTTTGCATCAATTTCGATTTCTTTACCATTGCGTTTGAACTTAAACTTAGCGTTTGGGTTCTGGTCCGCAAATTCAAGAAAGTCGATAATATCTTCTTGAGTCGAGTCTGCTGTGCTTACAGGTTCTTCCTGGGCGTCAGCTGAATCGATGCCTTCATCATATTCTGCTTCTAGTTCTGCAACTTCTGGCTCTACTAAATCGGTATCGCTGTCAACAACATCATTATCATCGACTTTGACTCCCCCTGGTGCCACAGGAGCTTCCTTGTCTGCCGACTTGGTTGACCCTGCTTCAGCTGTCTCGGTAGCTTTCATTTGGTTACGCAATGTTTGTTCTTTCATTGCGGCCATCTTGCTAGCTATTGCATCCAAGCCATTGCTGACATTTTCGACCGGTACCGTCTCTGGAGTGAGATTAGGGCGATCGGCTACTATGTTTTCCATAGTTTCTCCTTAAGTTAATGTGTCGGGCTGGTCAGAAACCTTATTCTGCTCAGTTACCACACGGTTTTTCAATTGCTTTGCTCTTTTGAGCACAGCAATAAAACTATCAATGCCCGAGAGTTGGTTGGCCAATGCTACTCGTGCACTATTATCCTGTTCGGTATGCGTACGGATTTCCGTCATTGCATCCATAATTTCTAATTGAAATTGTCTTACAAATAAGACAAAATCTCTATTGGTTAAAATGTTTTCAGCACTGGTACCTATGGTTTTAACACGGTCCAACTGCGCTGGCGTCATTTTCTTTATATCATTAAAGTTGGCAGCCAGCTTGTTGCTGAAAGCATCCACTACATCTTGTTCAATCATTTCAATTCCATTCTAAGTTATTTATATCTTAGAAAGCTCTAGCTTTGTGCTCTCCCACTAGACTAAAGCCATCCAATTGCATCTTGGCACTATTGCCAGCAACATCACTTTGAATTTGCTGTGCACGAACTGTGTCAAGATTTGTTTTGGCCTGCTTGTTGGCAATGTCAGCTTGGTGAACCTGTTGTGCCAACTGCATGGTCTGTTGTTGCTGTTGTTGTGCAGCCTGCTGTGATTGTTTGATCATTTCCATTGCTTCTTTTTCAGTAGGCAAATAGTTATCAGCATCTTTACAACCTAACACATACAGCATGTCTTCATAGGGCTTGCGTATTTTCTTAAATCCCACAGGAGTCAATGCATTGGCTTGACTCAGCTGACTAATTTCAGCAGCCAAACCTTGCTGTGCTTGTTTGATAATCTGCAGGCGTTGTAGGCTGTTTTCTTCTGACTTCATGCCTAGTGCAAGATCAATGTGAATTGTCTTACGATCATTGAAATTCATTTCATCAAATGCTTTGTAATCCAGGAATTCAGCTTTGCCTTCAGGGTGGAATTCTTGTGCAAGTTTACGCACACCATAATCATCACCATATGCAACCAATGTACGCCAGATCAACCAAATAGCATCTTTTAAACCTTCAGCACAGTTCTTGACTGTGTTGTCTTGAATGATTTGGTTTGGGCTTAATGCCAAGTTTAACTTAGCACCTGAATTGCCCGGATCCATAACTTCTGGATTGAACACATCTTGTGGGCTGGTCATACCCACCATGGCCATTGAATCCTGTTGCATTCTCTGCATGGTGTTGTCTAAGAAGGTTGGATTGCCCTGTGGCACTGGCATTTGGTAAATGTCGGTGGCAGGATTGAACTTGCTGTCCAGGATAAAGATAGCTGCTTCGCCATCGGCAATTTCTTCAAAGTCCACGCGATCTGGTTTGACACCAGTGCGAGGTGTGCTTTGCAACAAGCCCATTAACAATTCGGCACGGTAGCCTGAAGTCATGTATTCCTGCATTGGAATAACACTTTCGGCAATGGCCATACCATAAAAGTTTTGGCTTAGGGGTTTTGGAACCATGTTGGCCACTGGAATAAACTCAACTTCTCTAGCACTGATAACATACTGGCCTGAATAGATCAATTCGATCAATTCCAATTCGCCATCGTTGTCAATATCATAACGATTCCAAACTGTTAGGACTGTTACTTGTCTAGCTTCGGGTTCTTGGGCGCTGTAGCCCTGAGCAGGTAAGCCATTGATAGGAACAGAGTCACGAGCATGCAAGGCAAGATTATTGAGTAAACTGCCGGCCTGATAACTTCCCACATTTGAGTATTCAGCATAGACCTTAAACTCCTCAAGATCGATATCAGGATACAATTCTGTTGCTTCCTGAATACTCATTGGCTTGTAAAAACCACAGAATGGTTGCTCTTCGATTGAAATAACTGTTGGATCACACATCCAATAGTGCTGTGCAATAGGTCTAAATTTGATGTTTAGGTTGTAGCCAGTTAGTTTATATTTGGCTTCATAAATGGTATTGCGATTAATACTTTCTGAGATATGATCTTCGCTGTCGCGAGCTTCAACTAGGTCTGGACCTTCTAGTCCTAATGCTGTCATTTCATCAAAGTCACCGGCGGCACCAGCTCGAGCCATTTCAATATGATGGCGAATGTTTTCTTCGTGTTGTGCTTGTGGAAGACCCTGTACAAATTGCTGTGTTTCTTTGGCAACCTGTGCAACATCTACATGTATCTTGCGACGACTTTGTCTGCGAGCAGTTAGGCCAGCGTCTGCGGCCTGTTGTTCAAATGCGGCCAATTGATCTTGTGTGCCTTGCGTGGTAACATAACGCACAAATGTTTCGCGCATTGGAGCAACCAACATTTCACCATTTTTGTGCAGGCAAGCATCCATAACCCAGTGCTGTAGAATAAAGTGTGGATCATTGTTTTGATTGATTAACTTGTGCACCATGTTGGTGGCCTGGCGTGCAGCTGCTTCATCGGCTTCATTGTCAGGTACAAATTCAAAGTTAATTTCACCATTTTGTGCAATACCTTTGGTGATAACAGCAGTGGCATAATCTACTACTGGTTTTACCACTGGGTGAATGTAATCCAATCCATTAATAGGATCTGTAGATTCTGTAACAGCAAGATTCAAATAATGGTAATCACTGGTTCTATTGATATTATTCTTTGTGGCAAGCAAGCGTAAATTGGCCGCACACTTTTGGTCTAGCAAACTCTTCATCTTGACAAAGCGAGCCATCATGCCCGAGTGTCCATTGAGATTAGAGATTACAACATTTTTTAGGTCTAGCATTTTTGTATTCCAATAGTCATATAGTTATTTAGCGTCACATTACACCGCCTTCTGCGCTCCAACTACGCTTCCATATAGGACGATCATTTGTGTTGTTCTTTTGTGAATTTAACACACGCATATTGTGTTTGGCGGCTGCAAATCTTGCCTGTGGACTGCGATCATCCCAGGGTTCTGCAATGCCTTGTAAGCATCCAATCAATGCGTATCTAGCACTATCTATTGTGTCATCGGGGTCACTAAAGCGTCCGCGTTCATCCACATAATAGTTTTGTGCTTCGCGTAGAAATTCTACACAGTTTTCATTAACATGTAATGTGCCAAGCTCTAGCATTTGACGCATTACATTGATACCAAACGATTTGTGATTGGTGCGCTTGCCAAGATCATCAGGTGGATTCATAATGGCTTCTGGATGTACATTCAATTCATACTGTTCAAATAATTGTCTAATGCTTTGGCTATTCATTGTGTATCGTCCTTGTGTATTAGCATCTGCTGGCAATACAATAGGTGTGCCAAATACTTCTGGTCGCATTAGATGATTAATATAATTCATAGGATTGGCTTCTTCGGTGCCCTTGACCACAATCTGTGTATGTAACCACGCTTCTTGGTCTTCGGGTTGCCAATACATCAATGATATAACGGTACGATCGTTAACCAATCCCAGGTCAAGCGCGATAATGCGATGAAGACCATGAGTATTGCGGAAGTCATAATCCCCAGTTTTGTATGTTGGCCAATTTCTGATCTGGAACACAGCTCCTTTGCCCATAACAGGCACACCATTACGACGAGCATCACGCTCATGTGGAAGATAGTCACGCTCAAGTTGTAGCCTCGTTGAATTTAATAAAAATGGTTCGCCCCAAGGATCATATTCAGGTACATCATCCCAACTTACACGAATATGTTCATAGCCTTCTTCTTGGTGCCAGAACTTACTTACTAGACCATTTAGACCTTTTAAGGGCGTAAATGAACACAGCACTTGTCCTTGTGTTGTGGCAGTACGAGTAACAATTTCACTGAAAAAATCATCAGGCGGTTGTTCATCAAACACAGCAAGGTTTAATTTAAAACCCTGCATTTGTCTTACTTCTTGTGTATAGTTGGCAAACACAAGATAGCTGTTGGTTCCGGACACATGTCGAATTTCAACACCGAGACAATTAGCGCCATCATTACGCATAGTTCCAAACACAATACAATCACGAGGAATAGCACCTGTGCCAATTGAATCGCTGATCTTAACATCTTGTGTTCCTAATAATTCATTTTGCAACACCATGGCAACTTGTTGCCAACCTTCACCAGCAACCATGGCAGTCACAGGCTTGTCAAAGCGTCGACCATCCCACCAATCAGGATACTGTCCTGTTAGGTGCATGGCAGTTTCAAAACAAGTTGAAACTGTTTTACCAATACGGTTTGCAGCTAGGATTCCTCTACGCTGACTAGTGCCTGTTCTAAAAAACTTTCGCTGATGTTCAAATGGTCTAAAGTATCGTAGTTGATTATAACGCATGTCTTCTGACACAGCATAGACCAACTCTTCAAAGCGTTGTCTAGGTTCAAAAGGCATTTGATAAATGGTATCAACAGCCAGACTATTGTCATCGCAGACCTGCCGAATCGCACGACGCATTAATACAGCAGTATCCAGCATTAGAAGCCCTTTCGGATTTCATTTAATAGATAAGCAGAGTTGGCCAGTTCCTGTAGTTCAGCCGTTGACATGCGCCAGGTAGTGGGATCATCCACGGCAACACCATCACGCTTGTCTAATCCAGCTTGTAGTCGTTCCATGATCAAGCGCAAACAATGTTCGACCTGGCCAGGATATTTTTCTACAAAGGCCTCACGATGAACACGATTGACCTTTTGCAGGATACGAACATCCTGTAGAATCTTTTCTTGTGACATTATTCTAAACTGCCCCATGGACTGTCAAGGCCATTGGTAGAACCATCTGTGATGATGAATTCACGATCGATCCAAACTGCCCATGCATCTGTTTTATTGATCTTTTGCTTTTGCATGGCTGACTTCAAGCGTGTGCCAATGGGAGTCAACATGCCTGAGCTGGTGCGTATGATTTGTTCACCAGTGCGTGGATCAACCCAGGTATACTTTTCTGGAACTTCTTTGCCAAACTTGTTGACTCTAGTACCAACAGCACGAGTGGTGATTGGTCCAATGATTTCATAAGTGATGGCATTGTTGATGTACTTGCGGAATACCACTTCACACTTTTGTCCTTGACTGGCCCAGTCTTTGTCAGGGTGTGGAAATGTTTTGCTGATAAAACTGGCCACACATTGTTGATCAACAACTTCTGCAGGTCTTGCCGGCAATTTCTTTAGATCATCTACAGGGATTAGATCATTCTTGTCCAAGTAAGGATTTTCAGTGCCCATCATATAGTCATCTGGTGTGCGGCCATTCAACACATCCATGGCAGTTTGATACTTGAACTTGTTTGATCGGCCTTTGAGATTCAACACATGACCTGTTTGATCATACACAAACTTTTCCAATTCTTTGGCCGTTGGGAAGTCAGTCATTAGTCCATCTAGGTCATACAAGGGTTCTTTTTCTTGTTCAGCTAATCGAGCTGGTGTTGGTGCGGCTGGTATATCCCAGTCATTGATTTCGGCCAGACTGGCAGCGGGGGTGGTAGTTTTTTTCATTTCATTTCCTTTAAAATAGAATTTGGGAGTCAGACTGGACTCCCCACAGTAATCCTAAGGTAGATTAATCTTTATACTTTGACTTGCGTGCAGCAAAGCGTTTAACTTGGCTGTTGGCGTCAATAGAACCTGAACCAGGAACTTCATGTTCACCAGGATTGGCTTCTAATTCAGCAGCACGATGATCAAATGCAGCAGTAACAAAGTCAGCTAGAGGTCTACGCGATTCTTTCTCATCTAAGAAATTACCACGCTTGGCTGTATGTGCGCCTTCGGTGCCTACACGAGGTCCCATAGGTGCATTGACATTCTTTACTGAATGTGGATTGCCAGCAAAGCGTCCTAGATAATGTTCGTCTGTAACATCAATGTCACTGCTGGCTCGTTTTAATGTGCGTTCTTTCATANTATTNCTTTCCGTGATGGAATCCTTTTAAGGTTTCAGCAAGANGGGCACGCTTGCCTTCGACGCCTGGCTTTTTAGCAGCGGCTGCCAATTTCTTAGCAGGAATCTTTTTGCCTTCAGGCACATGCAATTCTTTGTGTAATGCACCAGGATGCTCAATGGCTTTTTGAATCCATTTGTGTGCTTCCTTCATGTGGTGTTCGGCCTTGGCCATGTGTTCTTTATGTGCGGGTTTTTTTGTTGCCATTGTGTTCTCCTTAAGCAATTGGTGTGATATAAACTGTGGCAGTCTTGCCTGAAACGCAGATTGAAGCTACACCAATGTTGCTGTCAAAGTTGGCAGGTGAACTATTAACCTGAATAGTTTTTGTACTGTTGGGCAATACTGGAATACTGTTTGTTGTTTTGGCTGTTGCTGAACCAGCAATGTTCCAAGCAATAAAAGCAATGTTTGCACTATCTGCATTGTCAACTTGAATGTTGACCACTGACACATTGTAAGCTGTGGTATCAACCCAGATATTTGTGCTGGTACCAGAACTGCTTATACTCTGTGTTGATTGTACTGGTAATGGATAAACTGCATTAAAAGCCATGATTATTTCATTCCTACATTGATAGCATCTGGATTGGGCCAGCGTGGTACACGAGTTGATTTACCAACATTGTGACCTTGGGCAGCGTCTGCAATGGTCAACTTCATGGGATCACGAGTGGCACTGGGTCCAACACGCTCCATACGGTCAACACTTTGATCGCTGGTGTTGCCACGACGAGCAAATGATTCTGTACCGTGGTTGATCATGTCAGGATTCTTTACCAAATTACCATGTGGATTACCGGCCCATTCGCCATTGTGATTACCTGAACGACGGTTAACGCCATCGCCCATTTGACCATTGAAGGCAAAGTCTGCACCGTCGCCCATTTGGTCTTTTGCAGTACGAGGAAGATACTTGCCTTCGCCTGCCTTCATAGTGTTTGAAGCCTTGCGGCCTAGTGTTGTATTCTTACTCATAGTTTATTTTCCTTTTGCCTTTCTTACGGCGTGATGATGATCTTCATGCTTACGGCCATCTGCGTGTTTACGCTCTTTGGGATGACTAGATCTTGTTTGCATCATTGGATGCTCTGTATGATGAACTTGATTTTCAACACCGTAGAAGTCATTGTTGTGCTGTTCACCAAATGCTCGTTTGCTAGACATAGCAGAACCTAGGTTGGCTATGTCTGCGCCAGACTCGTGTGCTTCTGGAACTCGTGGTCCATCTTCGCGAACTGGGCCAGCACGGTTGGCTTCGCGTTGTTGTTCTCCACCTAGTTTCATAACTGCCTTAGTGGGGTTAAGGTTGTATACACCTTTACTGATACTGGCTTTCATAGTTTGTGTCCTTTTTCATCCATGTCTTCATTATTATTTAGTTGATGCTCAGCACGGGTCATTTTGGTGCTAGATGGTCTTGTATAAGAAGCAGCAACTGTGTTTTTGTGATAGTGTTCACTGCGTTCTGCAGCATGTCCACTGTGGGGTTCTGGTTGTTCTGTCCAGCTTGGGCCAGTTTGGGTATTGGTGTTGGCCATACCTGTGGAACTGTTACTGGGACGCATTGTTATTTTGCTTTCGCCACGATCAGACATTATTTCTTGGCCTTAGGTTTCTTTTTTGCTGCTTCTCGTTTGACAGCATAGCTGATAGCTACAGCTTGTTTTTGTGGTTTTCCAGCAGCAACCTCAGTGGCAATGTTTTTACTCTGAGCTTGTTTGCTTGTACTTTTTATAAGTGGCATAACAGTTCCTTGTTGTATAATTTATTTATCTGTTGCAGTAACCGGTTCTAACGGCGTAAATGTAATGGGATCATAGCCGGCACTCCGAGCCCAAACTCGCATAAAATTGCACACTGGTCTATCAGTGCAGTCTTTACATTTTACTTTGTTACTTAAAGTATCATTGCCGCCATGGTTTCTATAGTTGTAGAGTATGCGTGGCAAGCGTCGAATTGGATGCAGTTCGGCTATCTGCATAAACAAATCACCATCTTCACAGGCTGGAGTAATGCGTGTGTTGTAGCCTTCAATCTCCTCTAGCACGCTGGATCTATACATGCCAAAATGTCGCCAACCATGTTGATGTAGTGTCTTAGGATCAAAGTTTTTGGCTGCCGAATAGTGTTCCACACGCCCAAAACGATCTACCTGCACTAGGTCACTGTAGAACAAGGCTGTGTCAGGATTGCGACGGAATGCCAGCACCATTTCACTTAGGCTCCAAGGTTCCAAGTAATCATCACCGTCCACATGGCAAATGAATTCACCTGTACAGCGTTGCGCTGCTCGAGCACGGTTCTTAACTATGCCTAGCCTTTGCACATTGCGCTCTAAGCGTATGCGAGGATTTTGTTGTGCCAGTACCTGTACCAATTCCCAAGTTCCATCTTCACTGACATCATCTTGTAGAATCAATTCCCATTCTGTGTATAACTGTTGTTCAACACTGACAATGGCCTGTTTGATATAAGCCACTGAATTGTAGGTCAACATGATAATGCTGATTCGGCCAGGTGTGCTGGTAATCTTCATGGTGCTGGATATAAGATAATCTGATCGCTGGCTCCAGTGGTGTAGAGTTGCGCTGTGTTGTTGACAATCAAATAGTTGGGTTTTAATCTATCAACAATTGTTTCTGCTGTAATAGCACGCCAATCATAGTTCATTGTAGGATAAATTGGATCTGAATCTCCAGCGCCACAGGTGCCTGCTTGGCCTAACAGTCTACAGTCATCTATGATTATAATGTCGGGCTGGCTTCGAGTCAGCAGTAGATCTAATTCGGCCAACAGTGGAGTTTCTTCTTCGCCAAATGCTGTGGTGCCACCTGAATAGTGTGCATCAAGATAAATGGTCACTGGATCTGCTATAGATTTTAACAGTTCAGGCAATACCTGTTTGCTGTCTCCCGACAACACATGTACTTCAGGACGGTCAACAAACTGCTGTTGATTGTACTGTGCCCAGTGTTCACTGAGTTCTATTGTGTAGATATGTGCATAATGTCCCAACACTAATTTAACACCATCGCCACGGTAAGTGCCGGTTTCAATATAGTGTTGGGTAGGCGGTAGTTGACTAAGTTCGTAGAAATTTTTGGTTAATAAAGGCATTGCTGTTCATTTCAATATGGTAGAGTTTTGGGGATTTAATTGGCCAAGCCCGGGAAACTGCGCCCTGTGCGATTGGCTAGACTGACACTACGATCAGGATTAAGTTGATCAGTTAGTCTTGCACTGGATTCACGACCACCCAAGATTTTGGCATGGTAGTGTTCAGATTTACGAGCACCATAGCTGCTATGGTTTTCCTGGGTGCTGGGTTGTCGGTTCAACGCACCCTCGGCTGTTAGTGTTTTGGTTGCTGATAACTGTTTAATCATTTTTAATCCCTGATAATATCTTCAGTGCGTCTGTAAAGGCCGCTCGCTTGGCTTCTACGGTATCTTCAGATTCAATGTTTTCAACTTGATGACGATCAGCTAGCACCTTGTCCATAATCATCTTTTCATACATTACACGAATCTTCTTATCATTGTTGATAATGGTTTCATTGTAACCTTCCATAAGACTAACAACGAATGGCTTGCCGGTGACTGCCAACGCTGTGTCAATTAATTCCTGTACAGTGACTTTATTGCCTGAACCTTTGGGTCTACCGGCTCCAGGTCTAGCGCCACCACGATTGTCTTTCTTTTCCATATTAAGTTTAATTATGATACCTTTTCAAAGTATTTATGCCGACTGCTGATCCAGGTCTGTAAGTGATTTTGGATCTAAATAATCATAATCTAAAATAATACCAAAATAATCTCTAATTGTTGGAATATATGCACGAATTAAATCATTTCTTTTATTCTTAACATGATCAAAAAAAGTTTTTAATACGCTATGATAAACTGTGCGACCAGTCTTTTGACAAAATGCTTGATTGATTACTTCCGGGACAAAATTATTGTTTGTTTCAGCGCCCACAACTTTTAATACCATAACAAATTCAGTTCCAATAGCATCAAATCCATTACTTCTATTATAACTTTTAGGATTGTTTCTAGCATCTAATCGACCAAGCAGTTTCATTTCTAAATCAATCATATCTCTTTTACTGCCCCATCTTAGTATCTTACGAGTCCAATCACCGGGATTTTGTTGAATTTGGGGTTTTGCATAGTTACTGCTACAAATATATCCATCATCAGCAGTACCTTTATGATATCCAATATACCACATTCCATTTTTATGTCGCCATCTATATACAAATGCTTCCATATTATTTTTCATAGGTTTATTCCACAATCATCTGTGTGGCAGGATCACTGTGTCTAACATAATCTTGAATCACTGCATCAGCTTCGGCTGCGCTGAAATTAAAGCGTCCCCGGCGTGGTTGTACTGGTTGATCAGTTAATGTTCCTGGACAGTGATGTCCTGCATTGATTAAAGTTCTTAATAGCACTCGTCCACAGCCCGGACAAGCTGTTGACATTAAGCGTCGATGTCCACGGATGCCTTGTAGTGATAACTGTTCTTTGATTTCTTCAGCCAGCTCGACTCGCCATCTGTAGTATTGATCTATTTGGTACCAGCGACCATTGCGATTTTGGTAGAGTGTAATTAGCATGCAGTATTTAATTACTCTAATACCAGGAGATTAAGATAATAAATAATTGTGTAGACCTGGTGTTTATTTGCCGTATGTTATATCCTTAATCTTGTTACAGGTTTATACTAACCCTACTAGTGAAAATTAGTAGGGTTTTTTATTTGTACAGTAGAATCTGTACTTCGGGATTTTCTTCAAATATACGGTTCCATCTAGCAATTAAACTTTCTGTGGCATCGCGGCCCAGCCTCAGTTGATCTCTTAGATCTAACAGTATATCTACTGCTGTGTAAGGAGTTTGATCACGGCGACGATGGCCTGGGATGGGTTTCAGCAGTTGTTCGGCTATTTCGGGATCTAGTAGTGCCTGTTGATTTATTTGGTCACAGATCTGTTCTACATGTGACTTTAGCAATTCGTAGTCCTCGGCTGCTTGTTTATAGTAAGTAGTTGAGAATTTATGCCCAGGTCGTGGGTCCATTTGTTGAATTCGTTTGTATCTGAAACTGGCCATCTGTTTATTCCTATTAATTATAGTTATTTAT